ACCCACCCTTTTAGTTTTCTTTTTGATTTCTTTTTCATTTTCTTACCTTTCTTAACCTTTTCCCCTACTCGTAGTTGATTCCACTACAGATTTTAACTATTCCACCGTTGCATACTGTGTCTTTTGTTTCAGTTCTTATAGTAAACATTTGATATATTGTTAAACCTATAAACCCTAAAACAATAACCTTTAAAATCTTGTTTTTCATTATAACACCTCCATTGCTACTCTTGGTATATATTGCTTACCATTTAATTTGTTTATAACAAATAGTAACTCTGTACCACTTGTTACAGGTATATAACCTTTTTTTAATAACTTCTTAACTTTTTTTAATTCTATTTTGCTTATCATAATTAATCATCCCTTTCATATTACACTATAAGTATAACATAAGTTATACCAATAATGCAATACTTTTTTATTAATTTGTTTTAATTTGACATCTTATTTTACATATGCTCTAATATAGCCCTTTTTATTTATAGGTTTTTTCCATTTACCAGTACTAAGAGAGAATCTGTTTTCTATATGCTCTTTTTCTTCTATTTCTAACTCTTCTACTATGCACTCTTCTATTGGCTTTCCTTTTGGTAGCAGTGTGTATGGTATAGTCATCTCTTTTAGTGGTCTGCCGTATATTTCAATACTATAATCTTTATATATTTTTTTTAATTCCTTTACTGTCATATTTACCACTCCAATACTTCTATATAGTAGTTATCTTCTATGCCGTTTTCTTTATCAAACCTTTTTAGTTCTTTAATAAACTTCTGAGCCTCTTTTAATGATTCAAAACTTTTAACTTCTCCGCTTTCTTCTCCATATACTACATATTCTTTCATTTTACTTTTCCTCCTTGTCTCATTGACAATATTAGTATAACATAGGTTATACCTTTTTGTCAATAACTTTTTTGCAATTTGTTTCTAAAAAGTGCAAATTTTTTTAAAAATGCTTATTTTATAAGGGTTTACAGACATAATTTTTTTAATAAAATTAAAAAAGAGTTATTTTTTAACTCTTTTTAATACTTTATCTATTTTTTCGTAGTATTCTTCAGTAGGAGGTTGCATACTCTCGTTTAATTCTCTAAATAATATTGATATTTCGTTATATGCTTCTCTATCTATCTTCTCTAATTTATGTAGGTATTCGTGAGCCACTTCTATAAGTAGTGCATAGTTATTTATGTTATCTGCTCCTCCATATACTCTCTTAAATATATGATGTCTTGTCAAAGGCGTATTCTTATATATCTTATAACCTAACCAGTCTTTTTCTTTTGTCTGATAGATTTTAAGCATAATTTTAACATCTTTATTCAATTTCTATTTGAATCTTAGTAGCAACTACTCCCTTTGCTCCAGCGTAGCCGTCTTGACCTTTTGTTTTCTCGTTGTCATATTGCCAGTCAAAGTTATTCACTTTATATTTTGCTTTCTTATATGGTCTTATATTGCTAGGAGTATTATAATATATTTCTAGTCTATCAATTGGCTTACCATTACCAGCATAGCCATTATTTGAGTCTTTAATATTACATCCAGTTACATATGGTAAGAAATCTTTACCTACTGGGGCTACTCTGTATTTAATGCTTCCTTTATCTACTCTTATAGCAACATCTGTGATAGGGCTTCCTTGCCAACCTGCGTAGTCATCTAAGTTTTTAACTTCTGGTAGCCACCCGTGTTTTTGAGTTTTAACTCTATAATAAACATTGACCTTAGTATCTGATGTAGTACTACCATAACCATTTATCTTGTTTGCCTCATCTGCTATATATTGAATCTTGCTTCTTAAATAATCTCCAGGACAGTCAGTCTCTCTTCCTTTATCAGCAACTAAACTGTGCCAAGTTAAGTTTTTACCTTTTACTAATTTTCCTAAATTATTTCTTTTGGCTATATCTGCAACTAATTTAATTAGACTATTTAAAGTAGTATCATTTACATACCAATTACTATTGTCATCTGATGTCTCTATTGTTACTGACTTACAGTTACTGTCCCAGTTAGAATTAGTCCACGCCGTATTTGATTCATCAACATATAAGGCTATCTTTCCGTCATAACCTATACCATAATGACTAGAGCCCTCTCTTTCTGGTCTTTGAAATATTGCACCACATTGCTTAGCAGTTAATCTACCTGCCATATGATGTATAGTAATTGCTTCTATCTTTTTTCCACTTCTTCCCTTTGTATAGTTTCCTTGATAGGCTGGGTAAGTGGCACTTATTAATTTTGAGTTACCCATAGTTACTCATCTCCTTTTTTATTATTTAATAAATTAATAATTAGATTCATCACTGCTGATACTCCTCCAGCAACGGCGCCTATTAATAATGACTTAATTACTTCTGAGTTGTTAAAATCACTATTAGGCAAAGTTACTGCTAAGGCTCCTAAAAAACCTTGAATAAAAGTTTTTCCTGCTCTTATCAAAATATCTTTCATAATACACCTCCTACTTAAATATTTCTTCTTTCATCAATTTAACATCTTCTTCTAATTTGTATGTTCTTTCAATTAATGTGTTATGCTTATCTTGTTTCTTTTCTAGTTGCTCTATTCTATATAACATCAGAGAAGTTGTCTTTTTATTACTTGACACTGTGGCTAATATACTTGGTACTGCTACACATATACCGCCTATAATTGCTACCCATATATCTTGCATTGTTAGTCCTCCTTTTTACTTTACATTTGTTTGTAAAGATTCCCCTACCCTATCGTGTAACTCCTTGTTTTATAAGGCTTTGCAACGCTTTTACACTTTGAAATATATCTTTAAAAGTAGGGTAGGGTATTTACATATTTTACATTTTAATCAGTTGTTTTTGTATATAATAAAGTTATATATTTAGTCCAAATAGTCCCCCATGAACCATTTGCGTGAATAGATATTTTTGTTTTATCTACAAATGTGTATAATTTATCGGTAATGTTCCCACTATAACCTATCATAGGAATATTATAACCTAAACCACTGCTAGCCCACATAAAACAACCTATGGGGTCAAACCATATCATCTCAACATTATTAACTCCGTGATTGATTTCTAATGTTGTATCTGCAGATATTGTGGTTGTAAAGTTAATAACTTTTCTATATAAAGGTTTACCATTTATCCATTTTCCTACTACTTTTTCTGTTGTTGAATATGTACTTTTATTAATATCATTTTGGTTTACTTCATTTATTGCATTTACTATACTTGTTTTGTCTTGTGTTGTTAAGTTTTCTAATATTCCAACTAAATCATCATTTTCATTTACTACTTGTTTAATTTCATTTAAATCAGTAGCATTACATTTGTTTACATCTGCTACATCTTGGTTAATGTTTAATGCTACTTTATCTGTATATGTAATCTTACTCATATTTTACCTCCTAATCTGTTGTTTTTGTATATTCTATTGTTATATACATTGTATATAAGTCCCAGTTTTCTCCTAATTTTAATACAATATTTGTGTTATCAACATAGTTTATATATGAAGCGGTAGATACATTACTATATAATAAAGGCATTGTGTATATTTTATTATCGTACATAGTTACTGCTTCTATTTTTGTAACCATTTTTAAATTACTAATTCCGTGTGGTATATTAACAAGCCCCGCTAATGCTCTTGTTGAATATTGCACGACTTTTCTATAAATAGGTTTGTTGTCTAACCATTTTCCTATAACTTGCTCGGTAGTAGAATATTCTTCAAGTCTTGCTTCATTTATTGCACCGACTATATTACTTTTATCGGTAGTTTCTAATTGTGCTAAATTACCAATTTTTGTATTAATGTTATTTATTTCTTGTTGTAAACTATTGCCATTTTTAAAACTAAAATTAATATTATCAGTACCGCTTACTTCGTTTATTTGAATATCGGTACTATCTTGCATATATTTTGCCATTTTATTACCTCCTTAATAATATATTTTTTCATCATTATAAAATACTTCATCAACACCGTAAAAGACTTCATTAGGTTGCAATTTTTCATCTATGTATACATCTTGTTTTATTTTATATATATTTCCTATTTCTAATATTGGACTAATAGAACAATAAATTGTATTTTCATCATCTGATATAAAGTCTATACTATTTATTTCTTTATTAACATAGATATTTATATTGGTTCTGTAAAAGTTACCTATTGGAGCCCATATATTATTTATGATTCTATTTGTATTATCTGAGTAGTTGATTCTATATTTTCCCATTTTTGCATTGTCATAGTCTGCTAGATTAGATATACTATTATTTAATCTACTTGCACCTATACTATTTATAATCACATTATTTGGGTCATTTTCATTTTTCATCATTATTGTATTATAAAAGTTAATATTTAATGTCTCATATATATTTGTTATAATATCTTGATTATTTTCTATTAACTTTGAATTATATCGTCCTATTAGGTCTTGTCTTGCTATATTTATATTATTTATAAAGTTATTAGGCACTTGCACTGTACTAGCAGTAGTATTGTTAGTTATAACTTTGTTGTATAAGTTTCTTGCAAATATTATCTTATTATTATCATCATATAATAAACTGCTATTTGGTATCATACTCTCTTTATTCTGATACTCTATTCCATTATAATTATCATAGTTATATATTTGAATAGATGTAAATATAGTATCTTGACCTTGAAAACCAAAATTATATAAATTAAATTGTTTATTTACCATAAATAATTGAAAACCTGCTCTTGTATATAATGCTACATTGTCAATAGTTATATAGTATGCTTCATTGTCTACTATTCTTCCCATATGGCAAGTATAATCAGTGCCATTGTATTGGATGTCATAAAAATATATATCTCCTCCCCATATTCTTACTCCTATTCCGCTTGGGTCTCCTATTCCTCTATATACATTATTTTGATTATATACAGTTTCAAAGACTCCGTCATACCATTTATATATAACATAATTTCTGATTCCGTTTGTAGAATCTTCTCTATAAGCAAAGATATAATATGTAAATTGGTTTAATACTTTAAAATTAACACTTGAATAGTCGTAATTTGCTTCTCCTGGTATTTGTATACTACTAAAGTCTATATTATCATTGTCTTTTAAATAAAAGCAAAATGGCGGGTTATTTTGAGTTATACTTCCTACTATTCCAAAGTTTAATGAATCATCACTCCAAGTAGCCCACATATCACTAATTGTATAATTATCTGAGCCAAAAGTATTATTAGCCTCATAAGTTACCCAGCCATTAGTAGCACCTACATTGATAGTTAATTCAGTGGCTACTGGTACCATATAATTAGCATAACTACTTTTTGGGTTATGTTTTAACCCACCTAGTAAATATTTGGCTTGATTAGGGGCTTTTCTTAGTAATTTATAATCATAATCTTTTATGTCATTTGGTAAATTATAACTTTGTCTTAAGTTAAGACTATATTCATCTTGAGTAGGTAATTTGATAGATACATTGTTTAACATAATGAATCTTTTATTGTTAGTTTCGTAACTCGTTTCTATTCCATATAAATAACCGTTCTCATCTACACTTAAGCAACTAAATGCTCCTATTACTGTACCGCTTGAATACTCAGTTATTATCTGTATTAATTCAAAGTTACTATCTATTAGCGCTACCCAGCCGTAATTATTTCCACCATATTTAGAGTTGTAAGAGTTTCCATAAAGAATAGTTAAAAAGCCTCCGCTATCATCTTTAGTATTACTTTGTATTTCTCCTAGTAAATCAATATAAGTACCT